GTACTAACTATGGTTGAAAAAGACTATGGTGAGCAGTTCATAGAACCTGCTAAGGCATTTATCGAACAAATAGCAGCAAAGTTTAACGAGTGGCAAATGCGCACACAACCACAACAAATGGAAGCAAGCGGACCATGTCATCATTGTTCGGGATCAGGCCATGAAATGGGTAACCCAGGAAAAGCATGCCCAGACTGCGGTGGCACAGGAAAAAGTGCAGAAAAAAATGAAGATGCCGTTGACGAAAACTTTACACAGGCAGCAGCGGCAGCAGCAAGAGCACATAAGACTGAATTTGAATATCCTAAAGGATCAGGCAAAATGCACCCTGTAAAGATGAGCAAAGGCACAGCACACAAAATAAATGACGATTTTGACAGAATGAGAGAGTTAGCAGGTTTAAGATAATCTGCTAACACTCATAAGTTTTTATGTTTTTTCTTTCAAAAAAGACTTGACAAACGTTGTAGACCAGTATATAATTAATACTGTGCTATAACACATAAAGGCACAAGAGCAACAATGTAGTTGTTCTAACATAGGCATACATTATAGGAGAAAAGGCACTATGGCATCATTAGCAGAAATCCGAGCAAAGCTCAAAGAACAAGAAGCCCGCACAGGCGGCAACCAAGGTCCGTCCGGTCCAAACCCAATTTACCCATTTTGGAATATTAAAGAAGGCGAAAGCGCAACTTTCCGTTTCCTTCCTGACGGTAATGCAGACAACACTTTCTTCTGGGCAGAACGTTTGATGATCAAACTTCCGTTCGCAGGTGTTAAAGGCGAAACTGATTCACGTCCAGTACAAGTACAAGTTCCATGTATGGAAATGTATGGTGAATCATGCGGTATTCTTAACGAAGTCCGTGGTTGGTTTAAAGATCCTAGTCTAGAAGATATGGGTCGTAAGTATTGGAAAAAGCGTTCATACGTATTCCAAGGCTTTGTAACTGACAATCCGTTGACTACAGATGAAGCACCTGAGAATCCAATTCGACGCTTTATTATTGGTCCACAAATCTTCCAGATCATTAAGGCAGCACTTATGGATCCAGATATGGAAGAATTGCCCACAGATTATACTGCTGGTGTAGACTTCCGTCTTAACAAAACATCAAAAGGTGGCTATGCAGACTACGGCACATCAAACTGGGCACGTAGAGAGCGTCCACTAGGTGATGCAGAAATGTCTGCGGTCAATACACACGGATTGTTTGATCTAAGTGAATTCCTTCCTAAGAAGCCAGACGCAACTGCTATTAAAGTGATGCAGGAAATGTTTGAAGCGTCAGTAGACGGTGAAGCATATGATGCAGAACGTTGGAGCAACTACTTCCGTCCTGCAGGTATGGCAGCACGTACAGGTGATCCGCAGAAAGAAGCAAGCCCACAAGCAACTGCTACAAGTCAAAGCGCACCTGCTACAGCAGCAGCACCTGCACCAGTAGCAGAGGCAGCACCTGTAACAGCTGAAGAAGCACCAGCAGCAGGCGGCGGCGCAAGCGACATTCTAGCAATGATCCGCTCGCGTCAGAACGGTTAATACAAGAAAGCTAAAAGGGTTGCTCTTTAGAAAAGCAACCCTTTTTAGTTGCCCAACTTTATTAGGAGAATTTAATGGCTAAATCATTTGATGTTAGCAAGTTCCGTAAGGACTTGACTAAAAGTATCTCAGGCATGAGTGCTGGATTTAACGATCCTACTGATTGGATTTCAACAGGATCATATGCACTAAACTATCTTATCTCAGGAGACTTTCACAAAGGTGTTCCGCTAGGTAAGGTTACTGTGTTTGCAGGTGAATCAGGAGCAGGTAAGAGTTATTTCTGTTCAGGTAACATTGTAAAACACGCACAGGATCAAGGCATCTTTGTAGTACTAATTGACTCAGAGAACGCACTTGATGAGAGCTGGCTACAGGCTCTTGACGTTGACACAAGTGAAGAAAAACTTCTTAAACTTAACATGTCAATGATTGATGATGTAGCAAAAACTATCTCAACATTTATTAAAGACTTTAAAGCAATGGATGAAGAAGACCGTCCTAAAGTATTGTTTGTAATTGATAGTTTGGGTATGTTGCTAACACCTACTGATGTTGATCAATTTAACAAGGGTGATATGAAAGGTGATATGGGTCGTAAGCCTAAAGCACTAACTTCATTAGTTCGTAATACTGTTAACATGATCGGCTCATTGAACGTCGGACTAGTATGTACTAACCACACATATGCATCGCAAGATATGTTTGACCCGGATGACAAGATTAGTGGTGGTTCAGGCTTCATCTATGCATCAAGTATTGTTGTTGCAATGAAAAAGTTGAAACTAAAAGAAGATGAAGATGGCAACAAGATCTCAGAAGTTATGGGCATCCGTGCTGGTTGTAAAGTAATGAAGACACGCTATGCAAAACCGTTTGAAGGTGTGCAGGTTAAGATTCCTTATGAAACTGGTATGAATCCTTATTCAGGTCTAGTTGATTTGTTTGAGAAGAAAGGCTTGTTGACAAAGCAAGGCAATCGACTCAAATATATTAATCTAGCAGGTGAAGAAGTTCTTGAATACCGCAAAGCATGGATGCAAGAAGGTAAACTTGATTTGATTATGTCAGAATACAACGAAAAGATGACTCCTGTGGTAAATACCGACGAGGTTGACGAAGAAGCAACTATTGATCAAATTGAGGAAGCAACTACAAATGAATGAAGAGCACATCAGCGATATCTGGACAATGTTTAAAGAGTACGTAGACAAGAAACAAATAAGTCTTGTGGCAGAAAAATATATTGATTTACTAGCAGACTACGGTGTTAGTGACGAAACTTTTAAAGAAGTTATCGGAGCAGATGGTACATTAGATGAAGCAATCGGGTACTATTTAGATCTAGATGAAGTTGATGATGACGAAGAGGATTGGGACGAGTAATGGGATGGTATAGCGAGGTATCTCGTGACATTAGTAAGATTCCTAGTGCTGTACAGTTCTTCGAAGACGAGCTAGTTAATGCTCGTGTCGAAGTAAAACTCAAAGGCAATGTTGAACGTGCGGCGGCAGAAATGCCTGGTATCGTTGAGCATCGTTTTAACCAGCTTCAAGAAATTGAAGCAATCCTCAACTACTTAAACATCGAGCTGCGTAGGTTGCGCAGCTCGTACTTTAAGAAATATCTAGAAAACTATCAACGAGCTCTGTCTAGTCGTGACGTTGAAAAATACGTCGACGGCGAGGCAGACGTTGTTGACTATGAAAAGATTATTAACGAGTTTGCTCTTATGCGAAACAAATGGTTAGGACTTTTAAAAGGACTTGATCAAAAGCAATGGCAAATTACAAACGTAGTTAAACTACGTGTAGCAGGAATGGAAGACGCAACACTTTGAGATGTTTAGAAATAGGACCCGGCAAAAAACCTATTAAAGGTTTTGAAAGTTTAAACTTAGGTGAAGGTGAACGCACCGAAGGTAGTGCAGATCATATTGGTGATGCACGTAGTTTGCCTTTTCCAGATAACACATTTGATGTTGTTTATAGTTCTCATTGTATAGAACACATACAATGGTATCAAGTAGAAGATACTATTAAAGAATGGAAAAGAGTGTTAAAACCCAGCGGCGTACTCGAAGTATGGACAGTTAATGGGTATGCCATTGCCAAAGCACTAGTTGAATATGAAGAAACAGGAAAGTGGATTGGCCCACCGATTTCAGAATGGAATAATAAGAAAATATTATCTATCTTAAAAGACGATCCTTACCTGTGGGCTAGTGGAAGAATTATGAGTTATGCTAGATCAGGAGAATACGATTCTAATCTACATAGAGTAATATGGACACCTAAATTTTTAAAACAATGTTTTAAAAAAGCAGGCTTAAAAAATATTAGAGATATGGATAGTAGTGAAGTAAGAGGTTACGACCACGGCTGGATTAATATGGGAGTTTGTGGTGTTAAACTTTAGGTCTATAGAACATTTAAACTTAGCGATTGTAAACAAACTAGATAAAATACGCTCTTTGAATATTGATTTAGTAGTAGGAATACCTCGTTCGGGAATGTTGCCTGCAAGTTTGATTGCTACGCACTTACAATTACCATTTGTTGATGTCGACGGTTATAATTCTAACAGATGGTATATTAGAAACAAAAAAGTTACAGTACCATCAGACATTCCTAGTAATCCGTTAAGAGTATTACTAGTTGACGATACTATTAATACTGGCAATGCAATGCGCAATGTATTAGGATCGTTACGTAAAAGTAATGATACAGTTATAAAATTTGCAGTATACGGCTCGCCTAAAAACAGACCTAAAGATATTGACTTTGTGTGCGAAGAATGTCCTTTACCTAGAGCGTTCCAATGGAACATATGGAAACACACTGATGCTAAAAATTGGGCAACAGACATGGACGGTGTATTGTGTCGCGACCCTAGTAAAAAAGAAAACGATAAAGGTCCTCGTTTAGAACAGTTTTATAAAACAGCAGATACAAAATTTTTGTTTACTAAACCTATCAAGTATGTTATTACTTCTAGGGAAGAACGCTTTAGAAAAGCTACAGAAGAATGGTTATTAAAAAATAAGATAGTATATGAAAAACTTATAATGAAACCTACAGGAAATACAGGCGGCAAT